TGATTCATATTAGTTTCTTGGATAATATTAATCTGCGTATTACCTTCTATCTCAAATGGTTCGCTTAGTTCAAGTCTGCCCCAACTAGACCATATGATAACGAGATAATCAACTTTCTGGTTTGTGTTCTGTAGAAACTCTGTTGTTGTCCTAAAGATCTTTTGGTTTGATGCGCCGTTTCCTGCCAAGTTCTTATACTTGACATCTAACTTACTTGATAATAAATGCGTGAATGTATAACCATCATGAGAAGGGGGAATCTCTCGACTCCCCCTCAATTCATCACCGTATACAAACGAACATCCGTTAGATACTAATATTCCCACTACTCAAATCTTTTTTTAGTCTTTGGATGTATATAGTAGCATCCATAAGTTCTTCCTGAAGATGAACTAACCATTCCATTGTAGTCAGGTCGGTGCGGTCTGTTGTTGTGTCATATTTCGTAAGACCAACATCACTGCGTTGTTTGAACTTATTCATCACAGCATTTACATTACTGTCTGTACTAAAATGAATGTCAATTGAATCAGATTCGTCTGGTACGTCAGGTCGGTATTCCATATTAAATGCTTTCATTATTTAAATAAGTCCTCGTATAAAGACTCAACATTGTCATTCTCGCCACGTACTTCATCCATATTAGACTTATGATAGATACCTGCAATCTTACGAATATACTTCTTATCCAAACCATGATTCTCAAACGTTACCTGAATAATATCTTTTTGTAAATCCTTTTCTGCATCAACGCGTGTCATACTGTCTGATAATTCTTTGATGGCGCCCGCAATTTTCTTTTTGTCGTCATTTGATAATGTAATCATTTTATATAAATCCTAGTTTGTTGTATTTCATTGTATGAACCACCAACGTTATGTTGGCAGTCTTATTCTTCTTCACTCTCGATATCTTCAATTAACATATCGCGAATCGTTCTTGCCATTTCATCTTGGCAAAGATTTGCCTTGCCGCCATCATTAACAAACTTATATGCTAATGTGATACGCTCACAACCAGCATATGCAGCATGCCAACAATGATGTTCAGGTTCATCCTCTGCACCAAAGTAGTAATGTCTTGCTTGCCAACCCTTGACGTCTTGTTCCGTAATTATCTCACCAGTTTCATTATCTAAGTATTTGAAATATCCATCTCCAGTCTTAGACCAAGTGAATAATACTTGGTATGCATTAGCATCATAGTTTGTGTGCCATCCAACAAAACCGCCAGTAGGGTAGTATGATAACAACGCAGACGTATGAGCGCCTATCTCGGCAGCAAAGTCGTACTTAACTCGTTGCATATAATCAGACCACTTGTCCTTGTCTTGTCTAACCATATTGGAAATAGGCGAAGCGAAATAACGATCAGGAACACCAACTAATTCAGTTCGCGCCAGGCACTCGTCCAAATAGTCTTTGCTGCAATAATATTCGCCCTTTGTTGTATCACACTCGTCACGCATCGTGTGGTATTTTGGATCATCATACCCTTCGGTATTAACCATACCATCAACAAAAGAATTTAATGTTGCTAGCAGTTCTTTATTTCTAATCGTTATCTCTGCCATTTAAATTACCTTCTTCTTCTTATTAAAAGTAATACTACCGTCTTCGGCAAGTTTCCACTCGAGTACATCACCCACCGACAAATCAAGAACCTCCATCATTCCTTCCGAGAATTCTAGGCATAAGAACCCATCATCGTCTTCTGTAACTTCTGATATAAATTCCATTAGATGATAATCCCGCTAGTTGCCTCAATATATGCACGACTAATTGCGGTATTCGATGGAGTGATTAATACAGTACCGCCATCCTTGAATACAACTTCAGGACAATCGGCAACACCAGTAACACAAATACCTTTGGCGAACCCTAGACCTTCTTCAGCATGAACTACCATACGCGGTGATTTAATCGAAACTCCACCTTCGGTATAACCAATAAATTTACCAACATACTCGCCAGCAATTGTCACAACACTTACTACATCATTTACTTCAATCATTTTTTACCCTTACTATTAATTAACTCTGACACCATTATATCGCATTCGTACCACAATGTCAAGGACTTATTTACTTTCTTTAAAATTATCTATTCTTCGTAGACCATAATTATTTACCTTTGGCATACTACTTAGGTCTACACCATCTTTCAATATAAACTTGTTCTTCGAGAACCTAGACAGGTCGGCATGGTGGTGTGCTCTACCGTACCGCATAACTCCTGTAACAACGTCTGGATGAGCGTCAATCAACATCTGACTCTTATCTACTGTACCACTTCCATATAGTTCTTCGGTATTACCACCCTTAACCGATTGTGTCTCGGACTTTGCTTGCAATAGAGCATTAAATAGTATGATGCAATTGCCACCCTTCAACACATTTATACAAAGGTCTATATCCTCATTATACTTCAATCTCCACCGTTCGTCAATACTATTCTGAATTAATAAGCAAGAAAATACACGAGTGTTTAGTGTAAGTGGCGCACGTTTATTATTAGACTGAACAAAGAACCTGTACTGAGGACCCGCTATAGACACGTTATTATATCTATCAACTAAGTCTTCCATGATAGTAAAATAAACACTAGACTCAACACGTATACGCTCGTTCTTATGCAAACGATAGAAGTCCATTATATTATCATCCAAAATCCAGTGACGTTCGTGACCGTTCGCTATAGAGTCTTCCCAACACCAATTGCGCGCAGGATAAGAACCCAAACCCAAATTAGAGAAAGGCAAAACAACAATTGTTGCATATTCACCTAACTCGAATTTATCAACAGCAGCAAGATATTTCACTTCATCTTGAGGTTCGACAACAATACTATGAGTAACCTTCATTCTATTCAAAGAACGCGAAGTCAACATACTATCGCACCGACCTTTAGAAATTACATATATTGGATATGTTGGATCAGACATCGTCCACAACCCATCGCAATAATGAATTTTTAGTCACATCTAACTTAGGGTGCCATATGCCCTTAGTCTTTGGTGTCATTTGCTGCGATATTAAACCAGCAAATTCATCATAATCCTCCTTTGTCCTAAAGTTGACAGTCAATGATTTGTATGGACGTTTGTCGTTTTGCTCAAACTCTGGCATATTAACCCACATCTCATCAACGCGGTTATTAGTATCTCCTTCAATACCAAGAAGGTCGGTGAGTGCATTACCACTCATTGTCGTCATCATCAATTTCCTTGCCCATCTTCTTAAGGTCGATCTTTCCTATAGAATCCAAGTACCATAATGTGTCCTCCGAACCTTCGATTCTACCTCGATATTTACCGAAATAATAACACACTGCGATGATAAGCATAACTAATACGGTATGGACTATTGAGTTCATAGTTTAAATCCTTGGAATTTATTATTCTCTGCTTTAAGTCGTTGACCCGAAGACGAGTTATCAAAGGCGGGTCCATTATCAACTTCTTTCTGTTGTCCCCAATTGGCACCTTCGTCGTCATCCATAAGTCGCATTCTACTTCGGTCTATCTTTAAGGTAAACCGTTGATTTGCACCACCTGGGTCATTATATCTATTCTTCAACTGCTTAACAAGTACCTTGCCGAGATTAGACAATTCTTCGTTGGATATCAATGCAAACATTAAATCTGCGGTCGCAGGTAGACCAAACGATTCAGATGTATCTTCTAGTCCAATATCATCGTTACCAAAACCACTACGCGTAGTTTGGGTTGCGCTTAGTACTGGAACGTTAAACTCAACTGCAAGACCACGAAGTTCTTCGGCAATTGATTTGATATATGAATACGAGTTAATAGAACCACCCATTGCTTTCATTCTAGATGAAGAACATATATTCAGATAATCAATACAGATGATATCTGGCGCAAAGTTCTTCTTCAACTTCAATTCATTTAATAATGCCCTGAAGTGACTAGCATTGGCAGCACCAGTTGGATATTCTTTGACAATCAATTTACCGTTTGTCTTGGATTTGATTGCATTGACACGTTTGGTGAATGACTCTTTTGATAGTCCATCCAATTGGTCAATAGGAATATCTAGTAAGTTTGCATCAATACGTTCTGCAATACGTTCTTCTGCCATTTCCATAGTGATGTACAATACATTTCTACCTTGTTGCATTGCGGCAGCAGCAACGTGACACATGAATAATGATTTACCAACGCCAGTACCTGCAAGACATATATTCAAAGTCTTGTTTGGTAGTCCACCTTTGGTTATCTTGTTAAAGAATTCCAAATCAAACGGAACACGTTCTTCTTGTTGATGATAGAAATCAAATCGCTCGGCAACATTCTCTAGATAATCATGACCAATGTTAGTATCAAATGTAACTGCCAATGCCTTCGACAGAATATCTGGTATTGCATTCTTAGCAAGGTCTGGGTGCTTGCCGTCAATAATCTGAATAGATTCCATAATAGAATTGTATACAGCACGGTCTTGACACCACTTCTCGGTTCTATCTAATAACCACTCTAGATTCTCAGGAACTGTATTGAAGATATTTGGCATAATCTCCATAGCATGACGGTACTGCTCGTCTGTCAGTCTATCACCTTCGTCGACCTCAATCTTAAACGACTCGAGCGATGGCAATTTATTATACTTTGCGACGAACTTACCGAACTCTTTGAATAGTGCCTTGTAGACACCTTCAAAGTAATCTGGTTGGAGAAAGGCGGCGACCTTTCTCATATATGCATCGTTAGTAAGTAAGTTGCGTAAAATCGTCTGCTCTAGGTGTATGTCGTTTTGCGTCATTTGCATCTCCTGTTATCATCCAACCTTCACTCGCTGCCTTTTCCAGAACATCTTCAAGTATTGCACCTGCAACCTCTTGTAGTTCTGGGTCGGCGGACGTTGATTCGGTTGTTGAATCTACCATAATAAAATTAAAAGTGAGGCAGTCACGTTCACCATCAAAGCGGATTCCACCAAATCTGATAACAGATTCAGTAAAATCGCCACTAAGAATACGAACGTCCCATGCCTGATCATTTGCAACATCAACTGGCATTAATTCATAATCAACACCTTCAGACATCTTATTCACATTTATAGGACTCATTAACTAACCTTCCATAACTATTGTATCTGAATTTACAAGCGGAGTCAACCCTATTTTGTATTGTTTTTCAATAAAGTTAGCAAAATCCGTAAACTCAAAGATTGGATCCCAAAACTCGGCATTCATTGTTTCTTTAAGTCGTTTCTTGGAACCAGTCATCTCACCAGTATCACGGTCAACGATTTGATACCAACCGTTGCTTGGTTTAATAACATAACCACCCGCAACCGCAACTTCAAGTAAACCACTATACTTCTGAATACCACCTTCCCATGATACGCCAATCGGAATCTTAGACTTCTCTTTAACAAAACGAGACTTTTCTACATTAATGATAAAGTTATATCCTACGATATCAGTACCCTGCTTTTCTTGCTGACGTCCAATGATCCACACATTGTCGGCGGAGTACATTATCCCTGTCCCTCCAGAGACGATTGCTTTGGGGAACAGACCAATTTCTTGGTAAGTATGATTGATTGCCAACATAGGAATATTCTTCATACTTAGATATGGCGTGACCATACGGAACAAACCCTTAAGTGCTTTGGCGCGAGTCATATCCGCAACAGACTTTTCGCTCAATGCATCGTCGAGTTCTTTCTTACTCGCCAAATTACCAATAGAGTCAATAACAATTATTACATCGTCATCTCGACCAATCTCTTCTAATTGCGAAACAACGTCAAACTTGAGTTGTTCTACATTTGCTATAGGAGTGTGCAATACACGATCAGCATCAATGCCAAATTGCTCAAAGTAAGACTGGGGTGAACCAAATTCACTATCGTAGAATAATACCACTGCATCTTTTTTCTCCCGTAAATATGCTGCTGCCATCATTAACGCAAATGACGTTTTGAAATGTTTGCTTGGACCCGCCAATACGGTTAACCCTGGAACGATACCACCATCAACAGAACCTGATAACGCAACGTTTACCATAGGAACATCAGTTGGAACTACATCCTTTTCGTTAAAGAATATGCTCTTACTTAAGACGGCAGTTTCTTTAACTTTAGAATTCTTCTTCAGTTTATCCATTATACTCATTTATTTGTCTCCGAATTTAATATTATTAATCTTCTCGCGCTCATCTACTGTATACATTATACGGTATTCGTTGTTAATAGTCAAGACCTTATTTAACAAATCGAATTTACCTTCTGAAAAGTCTAGCAATGCATTGGTGTCTTTGGGCAGACAAGCACCACCAAAACCCTTCTTGCCATCGCTCCCTGGCGTCATGGTATGACCACTACCAATTCTCTTATCCAAACCAATCGTGTTTGTCACTATAGTTGAATCACAACCATGTAAGTTAACCAAATCAGATAATTGATTAAAGAAAGTAACCTTTGTTGCAAGGAACGCATTCATCCCATACTTAACAAAAGATGCTTCTGGTGCGCTCATGAACCTAAAGTCTGTTGTTGAACATTTACTGTTATATTGATATAAGTCAGCAACCTTCTCGCAAGTCGGACAATCGCCACCAATAACATGATACTCTGCATTGATAAAGTCGTCCTTTGCATTGCGTTCGGTCAAGAACTCTGGATTATATACAAACGTCTTGCGTTGTTCTGGTATAATACAAGAAATTATATCAGATACAACTTGAGGTGTTATCGTAGACTTCACCACGATAATAGCGTCTGGTATACACTCAGACACCTCTAACGCTATGGTGGCAACAATATCGCCATTAACGCTACCGTCGTCGTTCATAGGCGTTGGTGCGCAGATGAAGACAAACTCTGGATTGAATGGAATTAAATCACTCACCACAGTTTTATATTTTGGATCAATTAATATAATTTGGTTATGTTCATCAAGCGCATTTGATACTGCTTGACCAACAAAACCATGACCAACAATCCCTACCCTACTTCTCATATCTATTCGACTCCAATAACATTCACGTAATATCCACGATACCATTCATAAAATTGCTCAACACCTTCACGAATACTCACCTGTGGTTCATATCCATACTTTCCTAACTTACTTGTGTTCGAAAAAGTTTCTAAGGTATCGGCAGGATGCTTTGGTGCTAACTTAATATTAGCACTTACTCCACAAGTATACTCGATCTCTTCAACAAAGTCAAGTAGATTAACTTGTTCGCCACGACCAATATTGAATATCTCATTAGACTCAATGTCATCATTTTCTATAACTTCTAAAATGCCGTCGATTATATCAAATACATGAGTGAAGTCGCGCTTCATCTTACCGTAATTAAATACTTCAATTTCGTTACCAGCGAGAATGTTCTTAGTAAAGTCAAGCAATGCCATATCTGGACGTCCCCACGAACCATACACAGTAAAGAAACGAAGTCCAACATTGTTAATGCCTGATATTTGGAACTGAATCTCGTTGATATATTTCGTATAGGTATAGGCATTCAATTGCTTGCCGCAGAGAAGGTCTTCGTTCCAACCATCTTCAGGAATTGGTGTTGAACCATATACACCAGAAGTTGATGCGTAGATAACACGTGACTCTGGAACAATCTCCTTGATACACTCAATCAAGTTTTGAGTGCCATCAATGTTATTTGAATGGTATGCTTGTTCTTTACCAAACGAATCGCGTACACCTGCATGAGCAGCAAGGTGGATTATTATATCTGGTTGCCAACCAATCAATGCAGTCTTCACTGCCGAACGGTCGCGGATATCAATATTCTCAATATACAAACCAAAGTGATTCATACGGTCTACTTTTAATTTGGGATCGTATAAATGGTTATTGAAGTTATCAATGCCATAAACTTCATATTCATCAGTCTCTAATAAAGTACTCATTAAATGAGAACCGATAAAACCTGCTGCGCCTGTAATCATAATTTTCTGTTTTGTCATTCTAAATACCCTTTTTATAAACCTGTTCAATTGCTCTATCTGCTTCGCTTAAGTAATTACGCTTGGCATACCGTTCTCGTGTTTCCGAATTCTCGCTATCAATCCCTTTACATAACTCTGATATTTCGTCTGCTGTTATTGGATATCCCTTTCTTACTGCGTTTCCTGCTATAGTTAACATAAGTCCAAACGACTTGTGATACCAACCAGTCCCTGTTATAGTCTTATAT